CCTTCCTGGGCCTCTTGACAACAGCGATGTTGTCCCAAATTTTGTAGCGCTTAGAAGTTCTTCGCGCTTCATTTCAATTGGAGGTTTATCTTGTTGCAGTTTAGTCCCAATTCACGCATTCGAAAACGAACCGTCGCCGTAGTGAAGGGTTGGAATCCTTCGGGCTACGCACTTGAGTTTTTCAACAACACTTCAAAGAAGTGGGAAGCTTGGTCGCTTCCAGGTGCTGTGGTTCCGGCGGATCCATACACTTCGTTCGAGCAAGTCCAAGATGAATTACATCCTGGACCCCCGTACCGTAGTGGCGGACCCTTTATTCGTTTGAAAGCTGACTTGGGCCGATTTTCGGTCAAGGGAATAGGTATCTATGAAGCAAAGGACCCGTGGTTTATCTCGGGTCTTGGGTTTCAAAAGATTCGCTATCGCGGGGGATTTTATAATCCCGTGTGGACTGGGGGAGACCCGTACCAAACACTTTATGTGAATGGAGGGGTCCTTCTTAGTACACCCGCTTTAGTCCCTGAACTTACTGCATATTACCCGGAGGCTGCTAAATTGCGGCCTAAAATCGAACAAGCTAGTCTCGGTCAAGCAATTGCTGAGGCTCGCGAGATACCCCAAATGATACGCCAAGCTTCCAAAGGTTTTTCTGACATTTGGAAGGGTCTTGGCGGGGGGTCCCATGACCCATTTATGAGCCCTAAAAGGCTCTCAGATGAGTTTCTGGGAATCCAGTTCGGCTGGTTTCCATTTGTGAAAGATGTTAACGATGCCTTACGGCTGTCGATTAACTACAAGGATTACGTAGACGATCTTATTCGTCGAAATAATCGTTGGGATCACATGGCTCGGGTAATAGAGAATACTGAGAGTGAACGCATCATCCTAAAAGGAAGTGGCGCCAGGGTTTCACCCTGGGGCGCTCCCTTTGATGCGATGTGCGTTCCTGACTCTCATGGCGATACGGCATCATGGGAGATTAAGTCAAGAGTTAAAACTCTTGTCTGGGTCGCCGGTGATTACCGTTTTTATTTGCCAGAGTTTGATCCTAGTGACCTTAACTTCGATACCAATTGGTTCGCGGTTAAGCGTCTTATGACGCTTTCAGGCACTCGAGTCAACCCGTCTCTTCTCTGGAAGATAACACCTTGGTCATGGCTCGTCGATTGGTTTACGAACGCTGGGAATGTCATTGACAATCTCGTGTCCGCTAGCCAGGACGGTGTCGTGTCCAAAAACCTGTACTTGATGCAC